GTATTAATGCCTTTATACTTGGTCACACTAGAGACAGACCTAGGGAAAGATATTTCTTCAACTGGTAGTGCTCCGAAACTCTTACGGGAGTTCTCAATGAATTCAATTACCTCATCCTCTGTTCCACTCATCACCAGTTTCAAACCATCCTTAATCATCTGACGACATGGTGCAGGTGTGGATGATTTGACTGCTTCGATACCCATAATCTTCAGTTTAGGTTCTGCATATCGCACACCCTCACTATCCCAGACGTTCAGGATGTATCGTTTCTTAGCAGTCCAGATACCACGATCAGCAATGTTCTCTCGCTTCATCTGCATCTTCTGGTCATAGGCGTTCACATAGTCCGCCAACGCTTGGTAAGAACTCTCAATATAAGGTTCAAATTCCACCTCACAGACCTTATTAAGGAAATCGACAATGACCTCAGGAGTTTTCTCTCGGTCTTTGAATACCCAGTCAACAAAAGGACCCAGATTAAGATAAATGGAATCAGTATCTGAAGCAATAACATAATCAGTATTCTCCGTCTTAAGAATTTTGTTTAGTTTAGCATTCATCTTATTCTCAATCCAGCGGATAGATACCTGTCCAGATAGAGTAATTGCTTCTGCGTTTGCTAGTTTAAAATACCTGAAGTATTGATTACCAATAGCACCATAAGCAGAGTTAAGAGAAATCTTCTTCGCCATTTGAATGTTGTTACATCTAGCGATTTCCTTTTCAAGTGCCTTAGTAGGATTCTTCTCGTACTGCTGCTTTGCCGCAAGCATTTTCTTCTTGAAGATAACACGGTCACCATACATCTTCTCCATTAATTTGGGTAAGAATCCTTTGATGTCCTTACGATACATTGCGCCATTAGCACAAACCGCATAATCCTTATATTCATCAAATGTCAGTTCTTGATTAAGTATCTTATTAACGGTAGTTGATGGGTGCCTGGTGTCCTGTAACGTCTCGGGCGAGATGTTGTATTGCATAATAAGGTGAGGATAGAGAGAGTTAAGGTCAAAAGACACAACCCAATCATACTTTCCCGGAAGCGGTTCCTTGACATATGCCCCCGCATATTGTGAATCCTTTTCTGATCTTTCCTTTGGAGGAATAACAATATTACTCCTCTTCAAATAGTTATAGATAATCGCATCCCAAGTGCGGACCTGAAAGAACACATCGTTATAATTCACCTTGGCGTCATATGCCATGGTCAATGCCAACTCAATCAGTTTCATCTTGTCTTCCAGACGGTCAACAAGTTCCACGTCAATGATGTTGTATTCAATGAACTTCTGCCAGTTACCTGTATAGAAGTCTCGGAAGGTATCAAACTCCGAGTGGTCCAACTTACGTTGTCCTAGTTCCACAAATGCAATGTGGTCTAGTCGATACGACTCTTGATTAGTATAGGTAAACTTCTTGTACAAGTCAAGGTAATCAATAACACTGATACCTGCCAACTCACAGGTAATCTGTGGGCGACCGTGCATCTGGATTTCACGTTGACGGACATTGTTCCAAGGAGAAAGTTTCTTGACTGTCTTCTCGCCCATCAGACGCTCAATACGCCTCACGATATATGGGATATCATATAGTTCACAGTTCCACCCTGTAATCACGTCAGGAGCAGTTGTCTGCCACCAGTCTAGGAAACGATTGATAAGGTCAAACTCATCGTGACAGAGCACGAAGGTGACATCTTTACGAGTGTTATTGAATGGTCGTGAAGCAAAGCATGTGATGTGCTTGGTTGCAGCATTCTGCATTGTGATAGCAAGAAGTTCCTCTGCAACATTGTGTATGTCAGGGAAACCTTCTTCAGCAGCAACCTCAATATCGATTGTGTAGAGTCCAATCTTAGAGATATCAAACTTGATCTCATCCTCAGGATACTTATCAGAAATATACTGAGCAACATACCTGTCATTACCATAGATGGCAAATCCATGAACATCCTTGTACTTCTCTACAAACTCCTTACATTCTGAAATCTTACCAGGTTTGATTGGTTCTACATTGTCGCCGTCAAGCGTCTTCCACTTTGAATCTTTCTTAGAAGGTACATAAAAAGTTGGTCCAAACTCTTCCCTGTAAGAGAATTGTCTGCCATTCTCATATCCACGTACCAGCATTTCATTGAATCGCTGATAGACATTAGTGTAAAATCTCATTTAGTCAGTGACTCGTATGCATCAAGTAGTTTTTGGTTGGGTTCAACCATAGTCAATATTTTATCAGAACTCATCATAACAACCTCATCATCTGATACACCAGACAACCAAGGTGTGACTTCTCCGAGGTAAACCAGACAGGGTTTAGTCAGTTTGCAGTCGGGTTGTCCGATATCTGCAAGGACTTCCTCAATCTTGCTCAGTAAAACTAGCTTGTTCGTTAAGAACAACACCTGTACTGTCGGGGGTTCCGGTTCCGGCATCATCGAGTCTGGCGGCAACATCATCTCGTCTGTTGCTAAGTTGGTCTCTTCCACTATTTCTCCTTTCGTAAGATTCTACAATTGAATCGAGTGGGTCAGCAATGCAAACCACCCAATCTTTATTTACAATGATATCTTTATCCTTGGATAATCCCATCCACTTATAAAAAATCAACTCATGCTTTGGAGGAGCATCTTCTGCTTCAATCAGAATCTCTTGAGTTTTAATTTTAATGCAGTGGGGTTCACCAAAGAAGTAGGATACTAGATTATCATCAGAGTCACGAAACTCCTTGATATCTGCGATGACTTCCTCACCGGACTTCAGTAGTGCAATTTGTACGCTCATAAATCAGTATTCTCCTTCTGGTAGTATAGCATAAAAAAAGAGGGGTTGCAACTGGATTTTGCCAGTTCCCCCTCCGTCTGCGACGACGATATACTTTATTTAGATAGATTCTTGTGTCTGTGGATTTGCTAAACTAACGATAGACGATACGAGTACAAGTGGAACGAGAATAACTGCCCAAGCATAGACAAATGCAAGAGCAGATGATTTAATATCATTTATCATTGTATTGGAGTCATTTTATAAGCACCGAATGTTGTTGCTGAGAGTACTGCGATAATTACTAGAATTTCCATGGTCTAAGAAACAATTGCAGTAATGGGAACTCCAACAAAAATAGTCATTAGAGCGCCAGCTGCTAAAGCAGTGGTGGTGAAGTTCATTGATACCTCCTAATCGATTACATAATTATATAGAGTATAGTGTATCATAGTGATACACTTCTGTATCAACCGTAGCAAAAATTAGTCAGGATATTAAAACCAATTCTTTCTTTGGTGATGATCTGGTACTACTTTACTCAATTCAACAGTCAGTAACCCATTCTCAAAAGTAACTGATCTAACTTCCGTTTCATCACCGAGTGTCCAAGATCTGGTGAAAGATCTCTGAGCCATTCCTCTGTGGTGGTATGTTGGTTCTTCTTTTGGTTCTTCTTTTGTTCCTTCGACAAATAGTTTTCCGTCTTGAGTGTAAACATTTAATTCTTGTTCTTTAAATCCAGCAAGTGCTAGTTCAAGTCTTGATTCCGTATTGCTGATCTGAACTAGGTTGTATGGAGGATAATTCCCCTGCGTTTCATGGACGTGGGATAATCTATCAAATATATCATCCATACCGATGCTATACTTATTTATACGGTCTACCAAAGAATTTAAATCAGCAGAATGAAACTTCTGAATGTTTACCATTGTACTTCTCCTTTTAAAGCGAGATTAGATTGTGTGGACCCCGAAGGCATCCAATACTATTTAAGCACAAAACATAAAAAAAGGGGACAGTGAATCCCCTACTTTTTTATTCGGTTGTTTCTACTTTCTTCTTCTTACCGATATTATACTTGGTCTCAAGCACCCACTCGTGCTTCTCCTTATATGCTAGCACCTTGATTTGATTCAAGGGTGCAATGTCTGTGACCTTCTCTGGTGAAATAACACTCACCAGACCCCAGTCACAAAGCAGTTGGATAATTCTGTTGCGTCTCTGGACATCATTCACCGTCAGGTTAGCATGCTTGCCGTCCAGGGCAAACAGTTCCTTAAAGTGGACAATGTAATATCGTCCCTGCTTATGCAGAATATGGCAGGACTGATAAATCTTTTTCTCTTTACGGGATGCAACCCCGATACGTGTCAGAGTTTCACGAACCTTTAGAAAGTCATCTGGTTCATTCAACGTAACTTCAATCATTTGGTCCGCTGACCAGCGAACTTCAGGTTCTTGAATCATCTTTTTCCTCCAGTCTCAAATTTAGATTTAATGAATAATAATTGTTCTTTGGTAAGAATGCTCAGAGCCTGTTTTGCTTTCTCGTTATTATATCCATAATAACGTTTGACATAATCTAAATCTCTGATCTCGTCCTTTCGGAGCCACGGAGAGAATCTTTTCCGTTTCCTCACACTATTTAGCATGAACGAATACTGGAGGTTCGGGTCTAAATGTGAATTTAGATTCATTTCATTTGCATACAGAACTGTGTCCAGTTGACCGGACATACAGCGATTTACAATGTATGCTGGATATTTTGCGTCTGGATCTTCAAGGCGAAGATCTCTCTTGTTAATGTTGATGGAATTCAACCAATCTTTTAGTTCAGTCATAATTAGTGTCCACCATTTCTAAGATCCCATGGAGTGGGGAAACCAGCAAATTTAATTTTGTACTCATTAGTTTCAGAAATAATCGAGACATCGTACAAGAATAGTTTTTCATACT